CAAGTGGGGCGAGCGCGCCCGCAACCTGCGCCACGACGCTGGCAAGGACACCGGGGTCGTGCATTTCGATGACGGCGATGTGCGCGTCACTGCAGAACTGCCCAAGAAAGTCGAGTGGGACCAGACCCGCCTGGCCGACATGACACGTCGCATTACCGAGAGCGGTGATGACCCCAGGCAGTACGTCGAGATCACCTATCGCGTGAGCGAGACCAAGTTCAACGCCTGGCCCGAAACCCTCAAGTCCGCCTTCGAGGTTGCCCGCACGGTCAAGACCGGCAAGCCCTCGTATCGCCTCGCCCTCATGAAGGAGTAATTGCCATGTTCTTCAAAAAGAAAACTGCTGTTCAGAAATTGCGTGAGCGCCCTGACTGGTACGTGCGCGAACTGCCCGAGGAAATTTTCGTTCCGGCACTTGATGGGCATCGCCCAGATGACATGACCATCGCGCTGGAAGACGCCACGCTGGACGACCTGGCCTTTGCCATCGTTGGCATTGAAGCCCAGGTGGCACAAGCCCGTCGTGGTCTTAGTGGCCTGCGTGAACTCTATGAGCAAGCCCGCAAACGCGGAGGCAGCGGCGCCAATACGGTGTCCGAAGTGTTCTTCACCGACGAATTTGCGGAGGTGGCCAAATGAACCTGCCCATCATCACCGCAGACCAACGCCTGGCAGAGCGCCGTGGCGTCAAGGGCGTCCTGGTCGGCAAGTCCGGCATCGGCAAGACCTCCCAGCTCTGGACGCTGCCCCCGGCATCCACGCTGTTCTTCGATCTTGAGGCCGGTGACCTGGCTGTCGAGGGCTATGCAGGCGACACCATCCGTCCCCGCACATGGCAGGAGTGCCGCGACTTCGCCGTCTTCATCGGTGGGCCGAACCCGGCCCTGCGAGATGACCAGCCCTACAGCGAGGCTCATTTCCAGGCCGTGTGCCAGCGCTTTGGTGATCCAGCCGCGCTGGACAAGTACGAGACGGTGTTCGTTGACTCGATCACCGTGGCCGGCCGACTTTGCCTGCAATGGAGCAAGGGCCAGCCACAGGCCTATTCCGAGAAAACCGGAAAGCCCGACAGCCGTGGCGCCTACGGCCTGATGGGCCAGGAAATGATCGGCTGGCTCACCCATCTGCAGCACACCCGGCGCAAGAACGTTTGGTTTGTCGGGATCCTCAACGAGGCCTTGGACGATTTCAACCGCCGTGTTTTCACGCTGCAGATTGATGGCTCCAAGACCGGCCTGGAGTTGCCCGGGATCGTCGACGAGGTGATCACGCTTGCTGAGATCAAGGCCGATGACGGCAGCAGCTACCGCGCTTTTGTGTGCCAAACGCTCAACCAGTGGGGCTACCCGGCCAAGGACCGCAGCGGTCGCCTCGATGCCATTGAGGAGCCGGACCTCGGCCGGCTCATGCGAAAGATCGCCGGCCCCGCGCGTCCGGCCAGCGAGCGCCTGGACTTTGCCCGTCCACAGGCCAGCGTCGCTGAACCCGCCTCCAACACCACCCCCGCAATTACCTCTCAGGAGTCCTGATCATGACTTTCTTCGATTTCAACTCTGCCGCCGAGCAATCCAGCTACGACCTCATCCCCAAAGGCACTGTGGTGCGCGTTCGCATGACTATCAAGCCGGGTGGCTATGACGACCCGTCCCAGGGCTGGACCGGCGGCTATGCCACCCGCAGCATGACCACCGGTTCTGTTTACCTGAACTGCGAGTTCGTGGTGCTCGAGGGGCCGTTCGCCCGTCGCAAGATGTGGTCCCTCATTGGGCTGTACAGCGCCAAGGGTGCCGAGTGGACCAACATGGGGCGGACCTTCATCAAGGCCATCCTGAACTCCGCTCGCGGCATCAACCCCAGCGACAGCAGCCCGTCCGCTCAAAACGCCCGTCGCATCAGCGGTTTCTCCGACCTGGAGGGTATTGAGTTCGTCGGCAAGGTCGACTGGGAGAAGGACCAGAACGGCCAGGACAAGTGCGTCATCAAGTCTGCCGTCACACCTGACCACAAAGAGTACTCGGCGCACATGAACGGCGCAGCGCCTGCGGCACCCAGTGCGCCGGCTGCCAACGCCTATGCGCAGGCCACCGGACGCGCACCGGTGCCGGGTCGTCCCAGCTGGGCTCAGTAAGGGGGAGATGCCATGATTCTTCGCCCCCGCCAAGCCTTGCTTGTGCAGAGGACCCTTGCGGCCCTCGGCGAGCATGGCAATACCCTGGCCGTTGCGCCCACCGGGTCGGGCAAGACCGTGATGCTGTCGGCCGTGGCCGGCAGCCTTCTGGTTGAGCCCGATGCCAAGGCCTGCATCCTGGCCCACCGTACCGAACTGACCGGGCAGAACCGGTCCAAGTTCGGGCGCGTGAATCCTGGTCTAAAGACCTCGGTTTACGACGCCAACGAAAAGTCCTGGGATGGCAACGCCACCTTCGCAATGGTGCAAACGCTCTCGCGCAAGGCCAATCTGGAGCAGATGCCAACACTGGACCTGTTGGTCATTGATGAGGCGCATCACGCTGTCTCGCCCAGCTATCGCGAGGTCATCGACCAGGTGCTGGTCAAGAACCCGAAGGCTGCCATCTGTGGCCTGACCGCCACCCCGAACCGGGGTGATGGAAAGGGGCTGCGTGAGGTGTTCAGTAACCTGTCCGACCAGATCACCCTGGGCGAGATGATCGCCAGCGGTCATCTGGTACCGCCCAGGACCTACGTCATTGATGTCGGCACACAGGAAGCCCTGCGCAAGGTGCGGCGCACCGCCATCGACTTCGACATGAACGAGGTCGCGTCGATCCTCAACAAGACCCTGATCACGGAGTCCGTGATCACCAATTGGAAGGCCAAGGCGCGTGACCGCAAGACCATCGTGTTCTGCTCAACCGTTGAGCACGCCACGGATGTCTGCACGGCATTCAATCAAGCGGGCATCAATGCCGTCCTGATTCATGGTGAGTTGTCTGATGTCGAGCGCAAGGATCGGTTGGCTGCCTATGAAAACGGCAACGCCCAGGTGGTGGTCAATGTTGCAGTCCTGACCGAGGGTTACGACTACACGCCTACATCCTGCGTGGTCCTGTTGCGCCCGAGTTCCTACAAGTCCACCTTCATCCAGATGGTGGGCCGGGGTCTTCGCACGGTTGATCCGCAGGAGTTCCCGGGTCTGGTCAAGACCGACTGCATCGTGCTGGACTTCGGCACGGCCAGCCTCATGCACGGCGCACTGGAGCAAGAGGTCAATCTTGAAGGGCATGACCACGATGGGGAGGCACCCACCAAGGATTGCCCGGAATGCGGTGCCATCGTGCCTTTGGCAGTGATGGAGTGTCCGTTCTGTGACCACGTATGGGAGCGCTTGGAGACCCCGGATGCTGGTGTGCTCGACAAGTTCGTGATGAGCGAGATCGACTTGCTTAGCCGCTCGAACTTTCGCTGGTGCGACCTCTTCGGCGCAGATGACGCGCTCATGGCCACGGGTTTCAATGCCTGGGGCGGGATCTTCTTCCTCAACGGTCGTTGGCATGCCATCGGTGGCGGCAAGGGAATCAACACCTGTCTGCTGGCGGTGGGTGAGCGCACGGTATGCATGGCCAAGGCCGACGACTGGCTGAACGACCACGAATCCGAGGACTCGGCGCACAAGACCCGTCGCTGGCTCAACGAATCGCCCACACCAAAGCAGCTCCAGTATCTGCCGCCAGAGTTGAGGGCTGACTTTGGTCTGACCCGCTACCAGGCCTCGGCGCTGCTGTCCTTCCGGTTCAACCGCAACGCCATCGTTCGTCTGGTCAATGCGGCCAACGATGCCCACGCCCACCAGGTTCTGGAGGCTGCGTGAAATGTGCCGTCTGTCACCGCAAAGCCAAAGGGTTCGGCTGGTTCAACCCTCGTGTGCCCCATTCGGATCCTTCTCGCCACAACGACAAGTGGGTGTTCTGCTCGCGTCGCTGTCAGGAGGCCTTCTCCAAGCTCATGAACAAAACGGAGGGGCAGATGATCGACCCCAGTGACATGGAGATCGCCGCCATGCAGTCCTGCCTGGCCCCGCTGGGTGAGTACGTGGGCTCCATTGGCATGCAACGGCCACTGGCCGACTACAGCCGGCAGGAGGTTCTCACACTCATCGATGTGGTCGTGTCCGCTTATCAGGACCGCATGCTCGAAGAGCATGAACGCATGGCTGCCAAGGACCGTGCCTTCCTTGAGCAGCGTATTGCCACGCAGGCTGCAGGCCGGCAGCAAGGACGGGTGTGATGCTGGACTTCAATCACCGTCCCAAATTTCATGAACAGGTCGGCTCGCTCATTGATGACGCGCTGGCGCTGGAGCGCGACGCGCAAACGCGGCGTGACTATCTGGGCGCTTCACGCCTGGGAGTCGCCTGCG